GTGTACGCACAGTTCCGTAAGGGCACGCAGTTCCAGAACACCGTTACGGGCCGTCCGATGACCCAGGGCGAAATCCAGGCGATCATGGCTGATGAGGGCCTGCCCCCCATCCAGATCTTCGACCGCCGGGTCAACTTCGAAGGTACCCTCACGCCGGTCATCCCGGCCAACAAGGTCCTGCTGCTCCCGACTCCGGAGGAATCCGAAGCCCTGGGCAAGACCTACTGGGGTACCACGCTCACGGCGACCGACCTCGGTTGGGGCATCGCTGACGACGAGCAGGCAGGCATCGTGGCGGGCGTGTACCGCAACGAACAGCCGCCCGTCATCGCCGAAGTCATCTCCGACGCAATCGGCATGCCCGTCCTGGGCAACGCGGCTCTGTCCTTCTCGGCTCAGGTCCTCGCGTAACTCAACCAGCTGTGTGGGGTCCTCTTCGGGGGGCCCCACACTTTTGAGAAAGGTTCCATCATGGGAAAGAAGTTCAACGCTCATGTTGCAGTTCACAAAGACCCTGCTGAGACTGTGTGGTTCGCGCCCGGCGATGACGTACCCGATTGGGCTGTGGATCTTGTCGGCGATCACGTTCTCGAGGGTAACGAAGACGACACGGAAGATGTCCGCCTCACTGACCCGGAAAATGAAGAGGACGACCCGGCCACGAAGTGGGCGACCGTCAACACACTTCCTCCGTCAACCGAGACCGCATCAGACGTGGACGAGGATTCCGACGAAGAGGTAGCGTACGACGACCTCTCGAAGGACGAGCTCAAGGCACTGTGCGAACAGCGCGAGCTGCCCGTCTCCGGCAACAAGGCTGAGCTCATCGCCCGTCTCGAAGAGGACGACGAAGCAGCCGAAGAAGACGACACCGAGTAAGGGGTCACCATGGCCAACGTCCTCGGTTATGTTTCGACTGACCTGGAAACGCCGTATGAGGGTGAGTTGGACCTGGAAAACCTCGACGAGTGGTACCAGGACAAGATTGATGAAGCAGTCCGTCTGCTGATTCGCAAGGCTCCTACCATCGTCTCGCGCATGGCCGCTTACGACCCGGTAACTGGGGTGGGCATTGACCCAGCCTTTGTGAAGGACAAAGTCATTGGCGCTGTGCTGCGCGTACTGCGTGACCCTGAAGGAATGCAATCGGAAACAGAAGGCAACTACTCCTACAAGCGTAACCCAGTTGTAGCGTCAGGCAACATCTGGTACACGAAGGATGAACTTGCCGATCTGGGCATACTCGCCACCGCGACCGTCAGGCCGCGAACGGTGTTCGCCTCGAATAGGTATGGTTGGCCGTGAGCGCCCTCACCTCCGGCCCTGACACCGTAACCTGCATCCCACGGGTTGTCATTGGTCAAGACCGGACTGGAAGCAACAAGCTGGGCCCGGGGGAACCTGTCACCTATCGTGGTGTCAGTGTACAACCCGCGGGCCTGGCTGCTTTCGGTTCTGCTGAAGACCCAGGCTACATCAACGCTGACTACGTAATCCTCAAGGCTGACAAACCCGCATGGGTAGGCGGCCCACACTCCACGGTCATGTGGAACGGTGATGAGTACGACCAGGTTGGTGTGGTCAAACGCTTTGGCCGCGGTCGACGCACTAGGCACGAAGAAATCAAGCTCAAGGCACGAGGAACGGCGGTGAGGTAATGGCTGAAGTCTTTCGTTGGGTTCCCAACGGCGTAGCTCGCATGGCGGGCAATTCTGCCGAGATGGATGAGACGGCAGCACTGGTCATGCTCCACGTCCGCCGACGTGCCCAAGCTCACCGGCTGACGGGTGAATACATCAGCAAGCTGTCGATCAAGAACGTTCCTGGCAAGAAAGGCGTTCGAGACCGTATGATCTTTGCCGGTGACAAGGCTGCCTACTCCATCGAGTGGGGGCACTTCTCGCCGCGCAAGAGCGAACCTGGTGCAACCTGGGTTCCGGGTCAGCACATTCTGGGCGGCGCTGTCACACAACTGCCCGGGCCCTGGGTACGAGGTAAGTTCTGATGGCCTACGAACGAATGACCGTGGATGTTGAGCAACTCTTTACAATGGTGCTCCGTGACGCCCTCGCAGATATCGCTGAAACGTTTGGCACTGCCGACATGGAAGTAATGAGCCAGCAAGACTTTGATGCCATAGAGCATGTACCCTTTGTGGTAGTGAATGCCCAGAATGGGCGCATGCTGGGTGGACCCAACGCCTGGGAGTGGGACGTATTCGTTTCGATCCTCGGTAGTTCCCGCGACGCCGCTGCAGACATTGCAGACATGGTGTATCGCGCCATGCATGAATCGCACGATAACAACGTGCGGTACCCTGGTGTGGGCGCTGTGACGTCTGTCGATGACGTTTCAATGCCCAGCCGTACGAGTACGACCCTAACGCCGGCAGGCGACCTTACCCAGTACGATGGCACATTCCACGTCATCGTTCGCAAAACCTAACTTTCGGAAGGATTTACCATGGGCTTCAACGCCAATGCAACAACCATTCCGGGCAAGGGCACCGTGCTCGTCGCTCCCCCGGACACTGCAGCTCCCGACTACGAAACCGTCGACCCGACCGGCGCACTCTCAGGTGGCTGGCAGGCACTGGGCCACACCTCGCGTGACAACAACGTTTCCCTTTCCAAGGGTGGCGGCGATGCAACGCAGCGTGGCTCCTGGTGGGACGACGCACTTCGGTCGACCTACGACCCGATCACCTGGTCGGTCAACGTCAACTCCATCCAGATCGACAAGCTGACCCTGGGTCTGGCTTTCGGCAATGGTACCCACAACGGGACTGCAGGCACTTACGACGTGGGCGGCTCCATCGCTCCCCAGAAAAAGGCGCTCTTCATCCTGATCGTGGATGGCACCTCGCGGATGGGTATCTACATCCCGAACACGACCATCACCATCGGTGACGCCCCGCAGCTCGCTGTGGATGCGTTCTTCGAAATCACGCTGTCCGCTCAGATGCTCAACTCCGAGACCACGGGCAACCGCTTCCGCTTCTACCACCCCGGACTCATCGACACTGCCCCGGTCATCTCGACCGCGCTTCCGTCGGGTCAGGGTACGGGCCAGACTGTCAACCTGGTTGGTACGGGCTTCGTTGGTGTGACCTCCGTGACCATGGGCGGCGTCGCTGCTCCGTACACGGTGACCAACACCAAGAACATGGTCGTGACGGTGCCTGCAGGCTCGTCCGGCTCTGCTCCCATCATTGTCACCACCGGCAACGGTGCTTCCAACTCGCAGGCGTACACTCGCGCTGCATAACAACCCTGTGCGGGAGTCTTCTGCGAGCCGGCTCCCGCACAGGCACCACCCAGGCTCGCTACTTTAGAAAGGTAGGCTCGCAATGACTACTTCAAAGAAAACCCCCCAGGATCGTAAGCCCAAGGCTGAGAAGGTCGTTCGTCCCGAGGACACCCCCGGCTTCAACCTGATGAAGTCGATTGACGAGGTACCGGTGTGGGATCAGGCCCCACTGCTGGCGCTCGTCTACGAACTCATGGGTGATGCCAAAGAGGGTGAGGAAATCTCGCTGTCTGACACCGACGCGATTCCGATCCTCGGCAAGATTGGCAAGGCGATGCTGCCCTGGGCCAAGGACGAGAAGGAATTCACCAAGTTCTGCTCGGGCCAGGATGCGCTCCAGCGCATTGCTGAACTCGCATTCGCTTGGACCTCCGTCCTGGGGGAAGGCAAGAGCTCCGACGACAGCTAGAGGAAAACCCGGACTGGGAGTCCGATCTGCTTGCCCTGTATGACGTAGACATATGGGACGCAATCGACGGTCGGATTCCCATTCGCCGGGTTTATGCTCTGCTGGACCGCTTGCCCCACGAACCCAAATCTCTGTGGCGTGCGAAAGCCCTTGGTGGTCCGGAGCTCAAAGACTACTCGAAGTTCATGGGATGGGACGCTAACTCTTACCTCATGGCTGACATGATCGACGCTGTGAACCAAAACTCCGCACTGTTCGTGGGAGCCAACAGCGAGAACAACAAGGTGCCTGACATTACGCCTTACCCTCGCCCGGGTAAATCGCCCGACAAGCCCACTGAAACACTCGATGACTTTGGCGCAAAGCTGAAAACTCTGTTCGGTCCTGGTATAGCATCCTAGGAGGTTGCCTTGGCTACAAAATCCGCAGGCCGGGTATCAATCCGTGTCCTGCCTGACTCGTCGCGCTTCCGCGAAGATCTGAAGGTCTCGCTCGAGCGTATCGAGAAGACAATGAAGGCGACCATCCCGGCCGAGCTCGCGGTGACGCGAGAATCGGTCCGTCGACTCAAGGAACAACTGCGCGACCTCGAAGTACGCATCAAGGTTGAGCCCTATGTTACGGAACAACAGCTCAATGACCTCAAAGAAAAGCTCGAGGACATTGACCCGAACATTCGTGCCAACCTTGATGCGCTTCGAGCACGCGAGCAGCTGGCAGTCCTTACAAGGGCCCGTACAGTCCCGATATTCGTTCGGGTGAACAGTGCGTCGCTCGCTACTGCTGCGGCGACTCTCGCGGCTCTGTCGGGCGCCCGTCTGCTGGGCAACGTCTTCGAAACCTTCTGGAACACAATCCAGAATCTCGACAAGAACGCCCCCAAGCTGGGGCTCATCTCTTCGGGTATCGTCGGCATCAGCGGCTCGGTACTCGCGCTCATCTCAAACCTGTCCACACTGGGTGTGTCGTTTGCCCAGCTGGGACAAATCGCTGTACTACTGCCCGCGCTGCTGTCGGGTTCGGCAATCAGCATTGGTGTGCTCATCGCTGCATTCAAGGACACGAAGAAAGTCCTCGCTGATCTGGGTCCTGCGTTCAAGGGATTGCAGAACATCATCAGCGACAGGTTCTGGACTCAGGCTGCTGGGCCGATCCGTGAACTGACGAACAACCTGCTCCCCACGATGCGGGCCACACTGGGTGACCTCGCTCGTGCCTGGGGTAGCCTGTTCGGTGAGATGTCTCGTGAACTTCAAGCGAACGTCACGCCCGACAAGCTTTCGTTTATGATGGGCAATCTGACGAAGTCCATCGACATTGCTGCCAAGGCCATGAAGCCAATGGTTGCTGCATTCACCACACTGGGTTCCTTCGGTTCCGAGTATCTGCCCAGGCTTTCGACCTGGCTGGTGAAGCTCAGCGATCAGTTCAACAACTTCATCCAGGCTGCTGCCAACGATGGTCGTCTGTCGATCTGGGCTGAGAACGGCATCCAGGCATTCAAGGACCTCGGTCGTGTCCTGCGGGAAACGGGCCGTGTGTTCGGTGCGCTGGGTCGTGCAGCACAGATGGCTGGGGGCTCGACGTTCTCCGGGCTCGCCGACGGGCTGAAGAAGCTCGCTGACACCATGAACACCTCGAACTTCCAGGTGACGTTCGCAACCATCTTCGGTGGCGCACACAAACTCATGGATGGCATCATCGACGGACTCAACCGACTGGGTCAGGGTCTCGTCAAGTTCGCTCCCACGCTGTCCACCATCTTCGACACGGTGGGCAAGATCCTGGGACAGCTGCTCGAGAACATCGGGCTGCTCGTTTCTGATCCGACATTGCAGACGGGCCTGAAGAACTTCTTCTCTGGGTTCCTGACGTTTATGACCGACCTGAAGCCGGCGATGGAACCCCTGGGTCAAATCATCGGCACGCTCGCTTCGACCCTGGGTCTGCTGCTGTCTCAGATGGGCCCCGTGCTCACCGAGGCTGCCAAGCAGCTGGCTCCGATCTTCGTTGAACTGTTTGAGGCTGTCAAGCCTCTGATC